CGGGGCACCCGGTTCTGGCGGGTCCTACTCGCCCGAGTCAACCGGCACTGACTCGCCGGGGTCAGGCATGAACCCGTTCAACACCGCCCACCGGCCCAGCTGCACATCCCAGTCAGGGCTGGCCGGCGTGAACACCCTGCTCTCAGACCACGGCACCGGGCCGTCATCGTGGTGGAACGGCAGCACGATCCGCGACGGCACAACCATCGCAACAGTGCCCGAAGGAATGTCGACGAACCTCACCCGACCACCTTCCTCAACACCTCGAACGTCCGCTCGTAATGCGGGTCAGCGACCCGCCGCAGCGGGCTACCGGCACCCACGAACGCCGAGTACGACTCAGCGAACGACTCCCGGAACGACGTCTTCGCGTAGTCCGTGTGCCGGTCAAACAGGTTATTCATCTGGAACGCGTCCTCGTAGCCCTTCATCTTCGACTTCGCCACGAAGTCAGACACGGCGTGACCCATCTCGTGGTGGAACGTCAAATTGTCGAACCCCGGGCCCATGGTGATGCCCTTGCCGTCCCAGAACGCGGCAACGTTGCCGGCCTCTTTCTTGGAGAACCCGACAGCCTGCCCCGCAGCGGACATCGCCTCGTCGTTGGCTGCGAGGGTGATGGACTGGATTTTCTTCACGACCTTCTCGGGGTGCTGGGACAGCAGCGACGAAACCCGTTCCCGTTCCGCCGCGGACGCATCGGGGGCCAGGAGCCGTTCGGCCTGTGTCCGGCCGAAGTCCGTGGTGGCCTTGGTTTTGAATGACGCGCCGGCGAACGTGTCGTTTGTCTCACGCCAGTACGGGTCGGCCGCGGCCGTGGTGCTCTCGCTGGCGGCGGCGTCGGCGGCGTCGGCCAGGGTGGCGCCAACGTCTTCGACGGCGACGTCGGCGGTGTCCGTGGCCAGGGCCGACCCGAGGTCGTCGGCCAGTGACCCGCCGTCGTCGGCTTGGATCTCCTCACCGGTGGACAGGCCGGTGCCCTCGTCGATGGGGGAAAAGCTGCACCTGCAAGACGGATGTGCTGGCTGCGTCGGCGCGTCGTCCAGGGCGAACGGCGACTCGGTGGCGTAGTCCTCGCACTCCGGGCACGCCCCCGGTGAGACCAGCCACTCAACCTGCTGTACACCGGCCGCGCCGTACCCGTCCATGCTGGCGGCCGACACGGCCCGCGCGGTCTCCGTGTTGGCGATCTGGTACGCCCGGTCGGGGTTGTCGACGAACCCGCCCAACGTCGCGGCGATGGCGTCCACAGACGAGCCCTGTGACACTCCGTCGGCCAGGAGGTTCCCGAGCCGGTCCAGGGTCGTGCCCTCGATACCCTTCACAGTCACGTCGACCTGGGCGAGCATCCGGGCGAGGCCGCCGTCAGACAGCAGGTCGCCGGCGGGTTGGTTGCCGGGCGTCCACGCGTCCCAGAACGTCGCCCACCCGGCGTCCGTGGCAGGCAGCACCTGGCCCAGACCCGTGGCGAGCGGGGCGCCGGTCTGCTGCGCGGCGGTCAGGAGCCCGGTGACGTAGGAGTCGCCGTACGCGGTCTTCAGTGCGGCGCTCAGGTCGGCCGTGTCCAGGTTCAGGGCGCCGCCCGTGAACGCCCGGGCGGCGGCACGCTCCGCGGGTGTCGCGTCAGGCACCTTGCTCAGCGCACCTAAGACAGACGATGCCGTGGGTTCGCCCCATGACGGCGCGTTCGCCGACGTGGATGGTCTCCTCGCAGCAGTCGCATTCCCACTCGTGGGTTACGACCTCACCCTGGTCCGGGTTGATGTCACTCATCGGGCTGGGCGGCGATGTACGCGGCGACCACGGCCTGCAGCTGCTCCCGAGTCACTGACCCAGCGATCGCGGCCTGGATCGGCCCGGCATGGTGGGTGGCCAACGCCGCCTCGACCTTGCGGACAGGATGCGACTCCCACCCGGACTTGGCTACCCCTTGCAGGCTCCCAGACTTGGCCACACTCTCACCCTCACCACTGCCACCAAGACAGTCCAGGACCGCCACCATGTCGGCCGCGAGCTCGTCCCGGACGATCGGGTTGTCAACCAGCAAGTTCGGGTCTATCCACATGATCGCTTCGACCGTGTCACCGTCGACGTCTGGGTCGCTCGTGAGGTCCCGGCCATCCAAGATCGGCACGTCAGCCTCAACCGGGGTCGTGAGCACGAACCCGACATACACGCCGTTGGCCGCCTCCCAACCGCCCGTAATACTGCCCGCGGGAAGGGTCAGGCCGGTCTCCTCCTGCCACTCCCTGATCGCGGCGTCCTGCGGGGACTCGTCCCCCTCAACGTGGCCTCCAGGAAACTCAAGAGTCCCGCTCGCCGGGTCGCTCTCATCCAGCCCGCGCTGCAACATCAGCACCCGGCCCGTATCGGCTGCCTGCACGCACAGCCCCGCAGCCACGACCTCACCCGCAGCCTTCCGGACGATCGCCCGACCGTCCTGGTTCAGGCGGTGCGCGGTGACACTGTCGGTGTCGCCGAACTGGAAGTCCCGCCACGTGCCGGACTTCAGCCGCGCCTTCACGAACCGGGAGAACGCGCCGGACTCCTTCACCACAGGCAATGCCGGGGCGGCAGCGACCGGTGCCGCTGGCGGCGTCACAGGCATCAGCTCAGAACCGGCAACCTTCCCCTCCAACGCCGGGAAGTTCGGCTCATCCGGGTTCACCGGCGCCCGCTTGAACGCCGGAACCCCAGGCAGCTTGTCAGCCACGATCCCCTGCGTCCCCTCGAACGGGGCCGTCAACAGTGGCACGTCATCACGGGGCGCCAGCGTCTCCGGGTCGATCGGGCCGGCAACAGCGAACGCGTTCACCAACGGCACCCAACCGGTGCGGGGCGAGAAGAACCCACGCGGCACCGGCATCTCGTTGTCGATCTCCAGGCCAAGCTCATCGGAACGCACCTCGTCCGGAGACTCCACACCCATCTCGATGTAGATCTTGTGCGCCTGCGCCTTGGACAGCCGGTCGTCCGTCTCCTGGCCCGTGTCGTACACCAGGTCCACCGGCAGACCCAAGTCGTCCTGCAGGTACGCGGAGAGAATGTCCTGCATGTACTGCACCAGAGGCAGCGTCCCGATCCGGAACTGCACATCCACCTGCGACTCACTGGTGGACCGGTTCACGTCGTCGGTGAACCCCAGGTCGTTCGGCGTCACGTGGTACGCGGCGGCGACCTTCCGCATCAGGTACGTGGGGAACTTGTCGTCGAACACCTTCGCGTTCGGGAACGTCAACGCAGTCCCGAACGGGATCATCTTCATCTGGTGCTTCGCAGCCTCGTCGCCGTACAGCAGCGCATCCCAGTACGACTGGTACGTCTCCAGCTGCTCCGGCGAGACGCCTTCCGGAGCGGTCATGAAACCCTCCGGGACTGTTCCGGAGGTGAAATAATTCAGGAAATACATCTGGAAGCGAATATCTGTGTTCGCTGTAAGAAGCACACTCTCCAGCGGGGCGAACCCGTACGCGGAGTCCGGCTGCGGACGGAACGGGGAGTACACCAGGTCGTTGGACGTGAACCCTTTCCAAGGCTGCCCGTTGACGAACTGCACGTACGCCCGCGCCGGCGGGCTCGGGGTGTCACCCCAGTAGTCCAAGACGGGCGCGATGGTGTTGCCGCACCAAGACGGCTTGCCGTTACGGCGCACGTACAACGTCTCATTCGGGACCGTGACGCAGTACACCTTGCCGTCATAGGGCACACGGTCGACGTTCCTGACCAGGTAGTCCTCCGTCGTCCGCAACGACACCATGTACTGCGGACGCACGCTGAAAATCTGGCGGCCCTCAATGAACTGCGGGGTTGATCGGGGGCGTTGAACGGTCACCACGGCTTGTCGCCCGATCTTCTGCGCGACCTCCTGCAGCCCATCAGCCATCTGCTTCGACGCGGTCGTGATCCTCTCGCGATTACCGTCGTAGCATCCGTCGCCGAGCATGTAGAAACGCCAGAAGATCCCGAGCTGACGTGCGGACATATCCAGGATCTCAGCCGGGATGAACTTGTCTGGAGCGTGCCCGAACTGACGCAGGTACCCAGACAGGGCCGAACTCTTGAACCGCCACGAACCCGAGGCAGTCCGCTTTGGTTCCCGACCGACAATCCGGGTCAGGAGGTCACGGAACTGCTCGTACCCCTTGGACTGAGGCATCTGAGTGACGTACACGAATGGCCTCGCACCACTGAGGCTTCCCTCGGACAGCCACATTCCCATGAACGCGGCGAAGTCATCCCCGGCGATCGCCACGAAGTTGGCCTGAGATCCAGTCGACTCCCACGTCACCCCAGGCAGCACGGAATGGATCGCTTGGGCCGTCGTGATCCGAACAGACCGGCCCGCCTCAGCTGACCAGAACGTCTGATGCGACAGTCCCGCACGGGACTCAGCGACCGCCTGCGACCAGCCGAGCTGATGGCGGGCTTCACGGACACCCGTCATGGTCACGGTCTGGTCGTAACCACTGCCCGTGCTGGGAATACGAAACTCAGCCAGGTCCGCAGCGTTCCATGTCGACGTGGCAGGGATCGCCGTCTTACCGGTCGCGTGGGCCGCTAAGTCCTCAGCACTGACGAAGGCTTCCCCAACCCGGTGGGAGTGACCGCCGAGGGCATGTGGCAGGGATGTGACGAGCATCCGGTGGTTTGGGGTGACGAGCAGGTCAAGGTGCCGGGAGTTGAAGTGGTACAACGGCTCCTCACCGACCCAGTCATCGACCGTCTTGTGAGTGGCGACCTGCCACTCAAAAGCCTTGGTCTTCTGGTTGCGGGTGGCGAACTCGTCGCGAGTGATATCGACGTCGGTGAACAGCTTCCAACCGCTCCTGGTCAGCACCTCGGTGTCATCGGAGTAGCAGCGCCCGGACACGACCTTCAGGCCGATGACCCGGCCGGCCCGGTCCCGGCGCCGGAACAGGGTCCCGGCGTCGTAGCGCAGCACATCCTCGAGGAACTTCGCCTCCCACGACCGGAACGACAAGTGGGAGCCTGGGCCTTCGGGGTGCTTCAACGCGGCGTACCCGGCAGCGATCGCACCCTCAGCGTCACCAGAGAAACCCCGGGTCGGGACGAGGCCCCAGTCCAGGGACCGGACGTCGTCGATGCGGTGCCCGATGGCCATGCGGGCGATGTCGTAGTTGTCGATCAGCCCGGCGAGGACGTCGAAGCTGACGCGCTGGTCGCGTTCCGCCCGGGCTTTGATGTTGTACCCGGTCTGGAAGCCCCACCGGCGGGCCTCCCCGCCGACGCCCGCGTAGGGGGCTAGGGGTGTGCCGGGGGAGAACGACGACCCGAAGTCCATGCCCGCCTGAGACTCGGCGTCCAGGGTCTCTGGGGGGATACCCCACGCGGACTTGACCAGGCGGGTGCGGAGGTCGGACAGGATGCTCACGCGTTGACCTCCTCCATGTTGGCGACCTTGCGGCGCATGTATTCCATCCAAGCCGTGCCAGCAGTGCCGGCGGCCTCCCAGCAGGCCTGCACCACGGCGTCGCCCTCGTCGGTGGAACGGCCGATGCGTTTGCGGATGTCGTCCTTCGACTCGATCTGGATCCGGCCCGTCGAGGTGACTTTCCAGTGCGGCGCGGTCAGGTCACCGGTGAGCGTGTCCGACGGTGGCAGCGCCAAAGTCGCCTGGTAGGCAGGGTCGAGGCGTTCCCGCAGACACCACCACGCCCCACTGCGGACGTTCAACATTTTCATCTCACCCGAGCGGTCCGTCTTGTCCGTGGCCTCGGACGCGTTGAAGGCCTCGACCTTGTGCTTGCCCTCACGCAGCTGGTCGACGACGCCACCGCCGACACCGATGACGTCCACGACCGCGACCATGGCCGGGTCCGCAGAAAGAACCCCCACGACCCGACCGGTCGTGGCCGTCGTGGGCTGCTTCGAGTACGACCGCAGCTCCACCACAACCTCACCAGTCAGCAACGCGAGGACCGTCTTGTCCGAACCCTCACGGGCCACGTCCACACCCAGCCGCCGCGGCCCGGGGCAGTGCGGGCGCCCGGCGTCGTCCCACTCAGCCCAACGCTGGTTCGCGGCCTCCACCCACTCCAGGGGGATCACCCCGTCGGAGTCGGAGGTGTGGAACTCGCCCAGGACGCGGTTGGCGTACACCGCGGAGTCCTCGCCCCACTGCTTGGCCCGCTGGTCAGCCCACTCGTGGCTGATCCGCCCGGCCGCCATCGCCTCGTCGACGGTGACGTGCCTTGTCCACCAGTCCTCCAGCCCGCCCTTGCGGGCGTGGATGTCGTAGAACCGGCCCGCCGGCTCACCCGGGGTCGAGCATGCGAGCGCGAACGCCTCGATGGGCTGGTCGCCACCGGACCCGGAGAACGCGCCCTCAGCGGCGTCGAACGTGGCCGGGATGATGGCCTTCGACTCCTCGAACACGTACAGCACGGAGTCGGCGTGCACGCCCTCGATCAGCGCCGGGTCGTCAGAGGTCACCGCGAACGCCTGACCGTGAGCCAGCTTGATGTTCAGCGTCAGCATCTCGGTCCGCTCCGAGAGGGGCTCCCGGTCGAACACGTCCCACCTGATGCGTTTGCCCCACTTGTGGATCTCCGGCCACAGGTAGCGCTCGAGCTGCCGCCACGCCCCGGCGGTGGTGGCGACTTTCCAGTCAATGCCGGCCTGGTCGCGGGTGAGCGCGAACCAGAGGATCAGCAGGGCTTCGATGGTGGTTTTGGAGCAGCCGTGGGGGCCTCGGACTGCGACGCGTTTCTCCCGGGGTACGGCGTCGAGGATCTCGCCCTGATATGGGATGAGGCCGCCGTCGCGCCAGTTGATGCACTCACGGGCGAACTTGGCGGGTGAGTCGTGGAACCGTGACCGGCGCGCCACTTTGACCTCGGCGGGTTCGAACGCGCGGGCGGCGTGCTCGTAGGCGGGGTCGAGGACACCAGTGGACATGTCAGGGGTTCGGTGGTGGTGGGGGTGGGCGCCGGCCCCAGCCACCCCCCG